TCCAACAGGTCTTCAATAACCTCACGTCTATGATTAGTAGACAACTGCATGAATGGAATAAATGAACTGGATCCTAGTACTACGATCTGATGGAATGATTTGTGATTAAGCTTTAATATGTTCTGTTCTAAGAACTTCTGATAATCTCTCACTGAAGCACTCTGATCAATCATACTACCATCTTGCCATATCTCAAAGTTATTAGGCTTAATACCACGTACAATCTTAAAGTCATGTCCTGCAGTATTGAACTCAACAGATACTTCAGTACCTTTGAGATTAACTGAGTTAATCAATTGATTCTTACTAACGTTTCTATGAGGCTTACCAAACAATGCAAATGATAATGCATCTAACATAGAAGACTTACCAGCTCCATTATGCCCAACCACAAGAGTAGACTTAGATGCATCTAATTGAATCTCGATTGCATTTGCTCCTGCTGACAGAAAGTTTTTGTATTTTAGTTTAGAAAATTTTATCATGAGATATCCATATCAAGTGCTTCATTATATAAGGTGTTCATGAGGGTCTTTAACTTATCCTTATCTAAATCAGTATTAACCCCATCTATATAATTATACATTAAATCGGTTGTATTGTCAACATCTTCAATGGAAGTAATTACATTTTCTCCTAAGAATTCTTGGAAGTTTTCTACTACCTTCAATTCATGGGTTTCAATGTCAGATAGTTTATCAATGAATTTATCAAACATGAATGGATCATTTTTATTCTCGACAACAACTTTTATAAACTTATTAACATACATACTGACATCTTCTTTATAATAATCTACATCAGTATCATCATAATAAATCTTTTCAAATAGTGTGTTAGGGTTGCGCACCTTAATAATGTCTTTAGTATTGGTATCGAACACATGAAAGAACTTATCATCAGCTGAGTCAGCCCAAGTGAATTCCATTTGACTTCCTAGATATCTCACATTACCCACTTGAGATGCTACATGATAGTGTCCCGACAACACTTGATCGTAATGACTAAAGATATCAGCAGACATACCATGAGTCTGCACAACACCTCTCATTAACTCAAATCCTGATAACTCCAAATGAGACATAATAACTCCGTCATTCTTTCTAATGAAATCCATAGAGGTTTCATAGTTGTTAGCACTGATCCAAGGTAATAGATTGATATTGCATCCATCATATACAACAGATGTTGGATTCATAATGATATTAACATTAGATGTGTAGTAACCAAGTAGCTCTTTCAATGAACACAGATCATTAGTATTCTTATGATATACATCATGATTACCAGGAATAATATCCATCATCATACCTTTATCCCGGAGGGGCTCTAAGAACATTCGTCTATTGCTATTTAAAGCTTTAAAGTTTACATTCTTCCTATGATCATAATAATCACCTAAATGTATAACTTGTTTGATATCATGATCTTCACAGTAAGGGAAGAAAACCTCTTCGTAAAACTTCCTCTGATACTCAATGAATATCTCAGAGGAGTTTCTCACTCCAGAATGAGTATCGTTTAGAATTGCAATTAACAAAACAGTTCAAGCCCCTTTTTCTTTTTCTCTTCTATTTTCTCTTCCTTAGCAAAGGTCTTAATAGCATCATCTTTAGCTTGAATATTAGAGATTTTTTCTCTTAATGTTTCGATGAATGACTGATCAACAGGACTATTAACATCAATACCAACCATAAACGATTCAACATCAGCTTGTTCCATAAATCTATATTTAATATCAGCTTGCTTCTTCTCTTTAATAATACGTCTGATGAATGCAAAGTATGCAATTTGAGTGAAGTATGAAAATGCATTTGGCTTACCTGTACGAGTGGCAGCTTCAATATTATAGTTGTATACAGCTTTAAGACAATTCTCTACTCCATCCATAACCATCTCGTCTCTGTATGTGTATCGTACAAAGTTGGGCTTATGACTCAATCCTTCACAGATTTTCATAAAACATGTAGCAATATAATCTGTTACTTGTGGGAGTTTATCGGGAGTGTCTTCTTGGGCCTCTCTATATGATGATACATAATCTACCACAGCATATGAGAAATCCCTGTTGTTTACGTAATGTGGTTTATCTCTTGGTTTGATCTTTTCGGGGTTCTTTTCCGACATAATGCTCCTGCAAGTTTTTGGTTAATAATACCTATATTATACACTATTCGTCGGGAGAAGTCAACAGCTAAATTAACTGTTGACCTTTTGGTGTTTTTAGTGTATAATATAAGTGTGGCCGGGAAGGCTGGAAAGCAGGGGAATTAATGGAGGATAGTATCTTTATCTATAGACTGATCAATAGATGCAGTTGAATCAACTATGTCTAATATTAATCTCAAGTACTGAGCTTTCATCCAAGGTACTACATTAGATTCCATCAATACTTGATACGAGTCTAACATATGAACACTATCAGTTGAGAATGGTAACCATGGAGTTAATACATATTCATTATTATCAGCTATATTAACTAACATTGGTTCTTCCAACATCATGTTATGATCAACATCTAATGTGTCATGTACGAATGCAAGTATAGTTTCACCATTAATAAGTTTAATATACCTTATGTTAAGATCTGATAATGTGGTATCCATACTACTACTTATATCATATCAACTTCATGAATTTTAAACTTAAACTTCTGCTTAGCATATATCTTAACACGTTCAGCTGAGTGGTTCAATGTATAATTCTTCTTACTCATCCAATGAAAGTCATCAGCTATATCATATACCTTAGCAGGTTCTCCATTATCACTCTTCCTCAGTACCCTACCAACGCTTTGTAGTATCTTAATTTGAGACTTAGATGGACTTGCAAAGATGATGTTGTGTAGATTCTTAATGTTAATCCCTGTAGAGAATGTGCCAAGACTCGCCACAATAATAGCATCATTTTCTCTCTCGGTCAAAGCTCTGATCTCTTCTCGAGTATCAGCATCTGTTGAACCAGCAACAAAGAATATGCTTCTTTTGGGATCAGCAGCATCTTCTATCAGTTTATGTAAAGGGATGCCGTGTTTATGAACAAATTGAAACAACACTAGAGTATTACCTTTTTGGGCTAGTGCTAAATTTTTAATGAAATTGTTGCGTGGCGCATATGTAACTATATGATCAATTTCATCTTGATATTTCATCTTACATACCATCTTAGCTATTACTGGATCATGTTTTAATAGTATTACATCAATTGATACATCAGATAAGTGGTTATTGTCTATAAGCTTCTTAGTTGAAGTAACATTATATACTGGACCAAAAAGTCCCTCTAACACCAATTGGTGGGTTTGGGTCCCATCAAGGGTTCCTGTCAGACCGAATCTATACATAGCATTTGAACATTTAGATAGGATAGATGTAAGAGACTTAGCTTTAAAGTTGTGAGCTTCATCACCAATGACCATACCGAATTGTTTGAAGTACTGCTTAGGCATTTTATATAGACTTTGCCAAGTACTGATATACACTTGAACATCTGAATTTTTATCTTTACCTGCCATGATTTGGTGACACACATCAGGATTAAATGTTTCATCATCTTGTGCGTAATCAGCAAAGTCTCCATACATTTGTTTTACAAGAGATGTTGTGGGTACTATCAAGAGCACCTTTAGTTTTTTATTGTATTCTAAGAAGTGTCGTATTAAGAGATATATGATTAACGACTTGCCTGATGCTGTAGGGCTTAGCAATACACCATTACAGTTTACCAATGCATGTTTAACAGCATCCTTTTGATAATCTCTAGGTTTAATACAATTGTCCTTACCTAAAGGAAGCCAATCTATCCAATCTATATTGCTATCATATTCCTCTTTAATAGGGACTTCTAATTGATAGCTTCTCTCTGCACAAAATTGTTCTATGTACTTTTGAAGTCCTTGGTATATCTTATTAGTTCTTAAATCGAGCAGACGGATCTTACCATCCCACATCTTATTCTTGAATGCAGGAACAAACTTGTATCCTGGAACATAGAAGGTAAAAAATTCAGACAACTCCATAAGGATACCTCTATCCTCTGAAATAACTCTTAAATATACTTCATCGATTTTTTCTAATTTAATATCAGACACCAGCCTCAAACGATCTCCATTTAATAATGTTGCCAATTTGCTGATGTCTCCATCGGATTGTATCCAATATCTCTTTAATGGTATCTACCATAACAGTTTGGTATTCCAATTTTAATTGAGCTTCTTGTATATCCTTATCTGAATTATAAAAGTAATTCATATCTCCTTTAAGTGGTTTGTTTAATCCATTAAATGGATCGTAGTCCCATCCTAGTATGTCCATTTGAGGCTGACTCATCTTTCCATTATAGTATAACCATTTATCTTTAAGTAGGTTATCATACGCTTGTTGTATTGTTTTCTTCTTGAGTTTAGCTACGGTGATTAAGCTGAGATATTTAGAATGCAAAGATGCATTCTTAATTGTTGTGTCATCAAGTTTGAATTGATCAATGACTCCGTCCTTTTCCCACATATCAAGTATTTCTTGTATATCCATAATATAACTTCCTTCATAATATATAACTTATTTATATGTGTTTAAAATGGTGAGACTGCCGTCCCCAATCCCGCAAAGGATACCTTGTGTTCAAAAAAGTCAACGGTTAATTTTAAACTATTTCAAAATAACTATAACTGAATGATACAACTGCGGTAAGGTATTCAACATCTGTTGTGGTGATGTCGAATGGTAATGAAGAAAGTGTTGTTGGATATGCATCAATAAATCTAATTTGTTTTGTTACATTGTTCGCACTCGATAAGATGTTAAGTGTTAAATCTCTCACATTATCAGAGCTGTTGTTATCATCAACTTGATTATATAACCAATCATATATCTCTTTGTAATTGATTAAATCT